GGTATGCACGCTCCCGATTCCAGACACGACCATGCTCTGCCAGCAGGGCCAAGTACCGCGCATCCGCGTTGAAAAAGACGACGGTAGTTTCGATTGGATTCCCGACCCCGACTACGTGATGATCAGTGAAAGTGACATGGGTCAGGTTTGGGAAGCACCGGAGACGGTTACATCGAGAGGTTACACGAGACCTGCACGATCTGTTGTGGTTGAATCGAACGAGCAGTACGCTGTTCGCCGCAAACAAGTGCGAGCGGGAAATTTTGCATTGATTGCCGATACTGCAAAAGCCATCGAAAAAATGTACCGTAAATGCGGAGGCATACCGGACACAGAAGTCTACGTTGGTTTAAGAGTGGAGGTCATCGGCAACGTTTTTTAGGTATGATCTGGGGCAAACCAGTTTGGGATGCGGCCTATCACTCCGCTCCAAGCGCGCGCCGTCCGCGTGCCCACAAGACGGCACTTCTTGGGCAAGAGGGGTAAACACACTCTCTCCTTGCGCGTTCCCGTCCGCGTGCCCACAGGCGGGGCTTTTTTGAGGAAGCCATGTTTGATGACGAAGCAGTAAAAGGCGTGGTGTATGGAATCGCAATTGCCGCAGCTATCTGGCTACTGGCGTGGGCATTAGGATCGTAGAGGATAATCTATATGACAGAAGTAACAGAAATAGAAGAAGCAACCCTTTCAGTAAATCTGTCCGTAGAAGAAGGACTGTTCCTACTTAGACTTTTAAAAAGCTCAAAGGACGATCCAAGGATTCACGGCTTGATTGGTACGTGCTTTTGGTTTCATAGCCATAGCAAGACTGAAGAGCAGTGCATCAAAGAGACGTGGACATCCGTTGAACAAAAGCTGGAGGCACTAGAACTTGCCCCTAAGTAAAACGTTTACAACGAAAGTTCTTGAAGAACTGGCGAAAGAAAAAAAGATCAGCGACATTCAGAAAAGACTGCTGGACACATCGTCGCTGTTGGTTGCATACCCTGATGCATCAGAAGAAAAATCAAAAGAATGGATGACAACAATCAACTGCTGTCGGTTGGAACTGCGTAGGCGGTTTTTATCTAAGCGGAGTCGAGTTCGCGAGCCTCTCTAGCCCTGTCCTCTTTCCATTCGGTAAAAATCTTACGTAGCTGTCCGCTAATCGTGCGGTCTTCTAACTGCGCAATCTCTTTGATCTGACGATAAACTGGCATTGGCACCAGAATCGACTTCCATTTCGTTGTATCCATGCAAGAGATTATCGCGCAAATCGCATATAAATGCAACTAGATTTCTTTGGTTTCGCCCCACGACGGGCCTAGATCAATATCGCATTTGCTAGGCACTTGAAGCTTGATCGCAGCCTCCATGACCGCACGTATTTTCTTGGCATGCTCTACATTGGTGACGCTACACCCTAGCTCATCGTGTACCTGCAACAAGGGCCGTTCTCCAGCCTCATATAGATCGACCATGGCCTGCTTGGTCATGTCCGCCGCAGAAGCTTGTATCAGCCTGTTCAGCGCCTTGTACGTGTATGCACGCTTCAGCGGTGCAGTCTCGCCGTAGGTAGCCTTTGCTTCTTTTAAAGGCATGGCTTTCTGCACGTCGTAGCCCATCGGTTCAAACATATCGAACCGACACTTGCGGCCTTTTAAAGATCGCAGTGAGCCATCGTCTTTTTGATCCACGGACCGTGACACGCCGTTCATTAGCTCTTTCACAAACGGCACCCGCTTGTGGTACTGCTGCGTCAGTTCTTTGGCGTCTTCAAACTCTAAATCCAGTTGATCCGCAAGCTTGCGCACGCCCATGCCGTACATCATGCCTAAATTGATCGTCTTAGCTTGCTTGCGGCTGATGTTTGCCATATCGGCAACCATGGTATGAAAGTCCATGTCTGGGTTATTGGTATACCCGTCGACAAATTCTTTGGCCCCACCGAGTGGCAGTCCTTTCCACGTGCCAAAAACGCTGGCGTAGTGGGTCAAGATCCGTGGTTCTTGCTGCGAGTAATCGATAGCTGCCCACAGTTCTCCCTCTTCTGGCAGAAACAAGCTACGGATCATTGGCCCAAGCTCTGGATCACGAGCCGGTATTTGTTGTAGGTTTGGGTTCGACATGGACAAGCGACCAGATACGGTGCCCCCCTCATCACTACGCAACTGGTTGATATGCCCATGGATGCGGCAGTCGGAGCCTACAAACTTCATAATGTTGTTGATGAAGGTGCCTTGGATCTTGTTGAGGTTCCGTGCCTCGACGATCATTTTGGCAAATGGGTGTGGATTCTCGCTTAGGAATGCTTTGGTGAAAGACGGTGCGCCCTTGGCCGTGCGTGGATAGGCAACTTTTAGCTTATCGAATGCTTTGGCTAGAGAAGTTGCCGCCCAAATCTCTACCTCGAATCCTGCCTCCTTGGCGATATCGCGGTAGGTCTGCTTCTCTCTTTTTAAAAGTTGTTGCTTCGACCGCTCGCATCGCTCCAAATCTACACGTATGCCGCGAAACGTCATGTCGATCAGGCAGGGCGTGAGCCGTGTTTCGAGGTCGAAGATGGTTTCTAGGTCCTGCTTATTGATTTCAACGCGGAAGAACTTGTACAGATCGAATGCCAGCCGTGCGTCTTGCTCCGCATATGGCCCCACAAACTGCGCAGGGAGCTTCCAAAGCTCACCCTTTGGGTCTACCCCGAACTCTACCGCAGCCTGCGTCAGGAGCTTCTCTGACTTCGCGAGGCCCAAATAGTCGTAGGACAGAGCGTTTAAGCTGTAGCTGAAACGGTTTTCGTCGAGGAGCGCAGCCATCACCATGGTATCGATGATCGGGCCGTTTACCGGCACGTCTAGTGCCTTGAGCCATCCCAAATCGTAGGGAGCGTTGTGCATGATTTTTGGGCAATCTGTGGATAACTGCTTGCCAAGCCATCGCAGCACCTGCTTTTTATCTAGATTACCTCCGCCGAGATGCGCGATAGGGTAGTAAGCTTCAAAGCCCTCAGTAGCGACTGCTATCCCAACAACGTCCCCGTCCTTGCGCGGCCAACCCGGACCCATCTGTTTAAGATTCGGGTCACGTGTCTCTAAGTCAATAGCAATCTCTTTGGCACCTGTCAGGTCAGTAAACTCATAAGGTGCCGTCCATTCTGTTTCGGTAGCGAACAACGGGAACTGTAGCCTAGTTTCCTTCTGCATCGTCTTTCCTTGGGTCATCGCCCAGCGCAAATCGCGTATACCAAATGGATTTTTTCAGATCTTCAACCGCGTCGAACTTTTTACCTGCTCGCCATTGGTACTTGAAGCTGGCTAGACGGCAATACATCTGCACGGCCTCTGTTCCGAAAGCCGCGACCATAGCATCGATACATTCAATCTCTGAGTCAGCATAATGGCTGGGTGAATTCACCATGTCGCTCATAGCGCGTAGCTCCTGTAAAAGTCGGTTGGCTCCAGTGTGTAAAGATTTTGCCGTGTGCGTGTAACAGCCACATAAAACACGCGGTGCATGGAGTCTGGATCGCTAGCCATGCTGGCCTCTGCGGCTGCGGTGATGTCGGTAAACAGCACGACGTTGTCTGCCTCACCACCTTTGGCTCCGTGAATCGTGGACAGCCGTATGCGCGGCTCTGCCGTCAAGTCTTCGCCTCTCCGGACTAGGGCATTGATGTATGCGACGTCTACATCTGGCAGCTTGTCGAGGGCATCGTTCCAAGCCATATCAGGTGTAGCCAGCAAGCCGTTGAAATCGCGCAGGTCTTCATAGGTAAACGAAGCCTCTGGATCGCCTACGATCTTCTTGTGACCACGTGCGACACGACCGCCATTGCCTGACATGAAAGAGTACATGGCCTTAGCTGCATCGAAAGAGATCGGTTCACCGCTCTGCATACAGCCCCACGCCGACAGCGCAACACGAATCTTCTCGCGCACACTACGAACGCCGCCGCCGTACTCAAAGTAGTAGCCCTGACTTTTTAAAAATTGCTGTACTGGTGCCAAAAAGTAATTGGCTTGAGCCAAGAACAACCAAGTGCCCTCAACCATGTCTAGTTCAAAAAAGTCTGTCAGTCGCTCCAGCCTGCCCTCTGATTGCTTTGGCAAATACTTCTTTGGGAATCGGCGCTTGATGCGTCCGCAGATCCGCTCTGCAATCGCGTGAATATTGGATGGGACACGGTAGCTCTGCTCCAGTACCTCGCTGCCGCCGTCCAGATTGATGAAATGTTCTACGTCCGCGCCAGACCACTTGTAGATAGCCTGATCGTCGTCACCAGCGCAGTACATGCGCTCTGACCGCCCGTCGATAGCGTGCGCTATCTTCCATTGCAGAGGCGACAGGTCCTGTGCTTCGTCGAGCATCGCAAGCTTGAACTGCGGGCACGCAACGTGAGCAGTATCCGCAAAAAGCTCCAGCATGTCGGTGTAGTCAAACAGGCCGTGCTTTTTCTTGTAGGCTTTCAAGGAGTTGGCGGCGTAATCGACTTCGATCCACGGCTGGTCCAGATCACTCAAGTTGTACTCATCCTTGAGTGGATTCATCTTCAGCCGTGCCAGTGTGATCAAACGCAGCAAGGGCGTCTCTTTTTTGAGACTGTTGCTTAGATCTTCTTCAACCTCGTGCCGTGACGACACACTGCCTTCCATGAAGTTGACCCCTGTGACGTGTTCCACTTCGCGATAATGCGCTGCCGTCATCAACTGATCGTTGCGTAGCCCTGTCAGGTGAAAGGCCAGACTGTGCAGTGTCCGGAAGTACGGCAGATCGTTTTTTGGATCAAGCCCGAAACGTTTTGCTGCTCGGTCCTTGGCCTCATTTGCGGCTTTGCGCGTGAAGGCAAAGAAAGCAATATGCCCCGGATACGTGCCTTTTGCTAACTCCGACTCTACGAGATTCAATAGCGTTGTCGTTTTGCCCGTGCCCGGCGGGCCGAAAATACGCTGCATTAGTGCAACATCTCCTCTTTAATTTCAAAGGCAAGCTCTGCCAAATCGACGCTCGGAAAGACAAAAACAGGATTGCCTTTACCCATATGGGTGTTGATCACGTTATAATCCATCCATTCTATTGCATCCTCGCGTCCCCAATCGTTCTGCTGCATTAAAACGTCCAAGCATTTCTGGTAATCGTAAACAACACGAGGCGAGTCCCATCCTGCTGACTCGCCCACGCCCAAAATCGCTGCATCAAACCCTTCTAAGATAATCAAAACGGTATATCCTCCTCAGTGCCCCCAAAGCTGGGCGGCTCTATACGACTTACGGCCTGCTCGTGCGCAGGTATTTTCCACAACCGCACTACCTTACCTTGAATGCGTAATTGTGTTGCCTCGCCGTTTACGTCCCGCAAACGCTGCGCGATTTGGTGTGTTTTATAGACCTTGAAGTTTGCTTTGATGAGATGTGCCTCAAGATCTTTGAGCCTAAAGTACGTCTCCTTCTGGTCTTCATCTGTCCATGGCCGCTTGAGCAAGATCTGCTCCTTCTCATCCGCAGCCTGATGCCCCGTACAAAACTCCTCTAAATGATCTGCAAACTGCCCATTCACGCTCACATCCTGACTAACTTCAATCACATGACCCTCGGTATCACTCATCTCATTGAGCAGAGCGTTGATACGCTGCTCCCACTGAGCCTTTTGCACTGTCCGAGGGAAAAAGTTCAACTGATCGACACACGCCTTCTGAAAGGCTGATTGAACCATTAAATCGTCTGTGCCCAGTTCCAACGGCTTGCCTTGAACGTCCAAGAACCAGACCGGCGGCACGCTGTTATATTTTCGCAGGTTAGCTATCTGCACCCCTGACGTTGCAGCATCAATCCCAAACTTACGAGTCTTGCAAAGCTCTGGGTTGCAGTACGCATTGATCGGCGCATCGCGGCACTTGTACGCGTAGTCCTTGCGCTCTAGCTGCTTGGCCACTGTGTTGACTTCACCCAGCGGCAGCGGTGGATGAATGTAATTCATGTTATGCGTCAGGATCTCGGACTCCCACGTCTCGGGATGAGATTTACGCAGGTAAACGCCTAAGTTGAACAAGCCGTTGTTCCTAGCGCCTTCACCAATGCCTTCTTTACACAAGATCTGTAGGCACGGCGGGCCATCCGGTATTGGCAGTGCTGCATCTTGCTCCACCACCAAAGCCAGCGCCTGTTCGTGCGTCTGTATGTTCTGGTCAACAAGCTCTAGGAATTCATTAAATGTGGCGGCTGTACCGTCAAGGTTGAACCCGTACCGCAGGCCGTTTTCGTGATCAAAGTACGGCATGTTCAAAAAGTTGCCGACATCGCCCCGCTCTAGGTTCAAGCTGATCTGCTTGGGAAAGATTTCACTGCCACCATAGCCAAGGCCCGCGCTCAACTGTGTTAGAACGTCCTGCATGTCCTTAGCCGGAATAAATTCATCTGTGAATAAAAATACGTGAGCACCGCCCGACTTAGATCGGCACACCACCAGCGGTAGCTTTGCCGCTTGGATCTTGTCGATTAGCGCCTTGTGATCAAAGTTATATTGATCGATGTCGATGCAGCCCCAGCGGCATGCGTTGTCTTCATTGATTGGAATAATCCCAATGGATTGCTGACCCGCTAGGTGTCTTTCCCAATGCTCCTTGGTCCGTGCTTCGCGTACTACGTTCGCTTTGCCTTGAGTCTTGCCACTACTAGACTTTGACTCAATCGTGAACGTGCCGTGCGCCTGCTTCAGACCATCAAAAATCTGTGCGAATTTGCGAATATTCATTATAGTCCTTGGTCCGTGCGTGGCGCTTTTCTACGGGGAGGGTAGGAAGGAGCGCCTAACGATGGCACGGGCACCGGATTCTATTTACCAAGGAATGTCGTCAGCGTTATCCTCTGGCGTTGCTTTTGGTTTGGCCGGAGCCGCGCCACCCTCTTCATGCTTCACCTGTACATCGCCTGCGCTTATGGCAGTATGAAACGCCTTCGCCGCTTGATACGTATTGGGGTCCTCTATCGGCCCTGCTAAATCAATCTTCCAACCGTGCCATACGCCCTTGGAGTTCTCCTCCTTGGCCGTCGTCAGGTTGTAGACGTGCGAGAAACGCGGTGGCTGAAAGGGTACGCCGTTGGCACCGACCATGCTGCGCGTGGCAATCATGGTGTTCCACTGACGCGACTTTTTGAGTTGCGTCGACTTCATGGAGATCAACGCGTTTGACATCGTGCCGTCCTCTTCCATGATCAAGATGTAGTGCTGATGCGTCTCATCGATGTACTCACCCTTACCGCCATCCACGTATTCGCGGTTGTCGTCCGGATCACGCCTTGTCTGAGGCCGTGCTTCGTCGGGCGAAAAGATCTTCATGGGTGCCCCTGTGCCAGAGCCACGCGGTGCCCACATCAAGAACCGCCGCTCGTAGTGGCAGGGGATCACCTTGAGGGGAGACTTGGCGCTGTATACCTGCCGTGACACGGAGTTGACCATGTCGCCCAGTTTGGCAGTCTCTGCCAGCTTTTCGTCCTGCTGAAGCAGTTCTGAAGACACAATCTTCAAGAACGGCAGTGCCAAGTCGTCTTGGCTCAAATCCATACCAACTCCTGCGTCTGCTTCAAACATCGCAGGCCCTGCGACTGCTACGTCGCTTGCTTTCTTTTCCGCTACTTTTTTATCTTCTTTCTCAGCCATCATTTTGCCTTATTGATCGTTGCTCGTTGTCCTACCCACACGCCAAACAAATCCATGTCTAGCTCCTTACCTTCCTCAATCCGACCTTTGACCCAAGCTTTCAAAGTGCCGGGATGGATGTCTTCTTTCCGCTCTGGCTCCCATTGCTTTTTAGTCAATTCGTCGACCAAGGCTTTTGCTTCGTTGTCTTTTTCTTTACCGAAGCGCACCGTCACGGTGTTTTTGATGATGTCTCCCTCGCCATGCGCGCGCAGCCAATCAAAGGCTTTTTCTTCGTTATCCTTTTTGATTCTTGCGCCGTATGTTTCTTTGATGTCGACCTTGCTGCCGTCAGCTAAGGTGAAGTTGGTTAGGCCGATTTCGGCCATCTGGCTTGGCAGATCTTCGTCAGTCAGCTTCAGCAATACCTGCTTCGCTGCTTTGAGATCAGCTTCAAGATTTTCTACCCTTGTCTGGGCAGCTACGATATCATTTGCGAGCTTCTGCACACCCGACAAACCTTCGTTTGAGGGTAAGTCCAATGGGCTTTGGCTGTCTTCAGCCATAAGATCAGAGAGAGATTTACTCATCGTCGTCCTCGTTTTTCATGTTTCAAGCGGCGTTAGCCACTTCCCAAAGCAAGAATAATCCCATAATATCGCATGTGTCAAACAAAATTAGGCATCGCATGCAATTTAATTTCAAAACGCAGCCTTACGAACACCAGAAAGAGGTATTCGACGCAAGCTGGGACAGCAAATCGTGGGCCTTGTTCCTTGAGATGGGAACAGGCAAAACCAAGGTCACTATCGACACACTAGCCAAGCTTTACTGCGAAGGTGAGATAAACGCAGCCGTGGTCATTGCACCGAAAGGCGTGTACGGCAACTGGGTGGCCAAGGAGATACCGCAGCACATGCCGGACGATGTGCCGTGCAGCGTGGTCCTTTGGCAACCAAACCTCACGCAGAAGTTCAAAGCAGAACTACTGGCCCTGACGAACGATCAAGAGCACCTAAAAATACTGGTGATGAACGTGGAGTCGTTTTCTACCAAAAAAGGGCCGGACGTTGCTGCGTGGTTTATGAAACGAAACCCCAACTGTTTGATGGCCGTGGATGAGTCAACGTCTATTAAAAACCGTACGGCAAAACGTACGAAGAGCATCATCAAACTGGGCAAAGCGGCAAAGTATCGGCGCATCTTGACCGGTAGTCCTATCACCAAAAACCCGATGGACCTGTACGCACAATGTGCTTTTTTGGGCACGGACGTGCTGGGCTTTGAATCATTCTACGCGTTCCAAGGGCGCTACGCCGTTATGAAGACGCGCAAGTTTGGTAATCGAAGCTTTCAAGAGATCACTGGCTACAGGAACCTTGACGAACTCAACACCAAGCTACAGACGTTTAGCAGCCGCATTTTGAAAGAAGACTGCCTTGATCTGCCTGAGAAGATTTACCTGCAACGTCAGGTGTCGCTTACGAAAGAGCAAGAATCTGCCTACAAACAAATGAAAGAGATGGCACTCGCTATGTTAGAGAAAGGCGAACTGTCGACGACGCAAAGCGTTCTAACGCAGATCATGCGCTTACAGGAGATCTGTTGTGGGCATCTGAAGACTGATGACGGTCAGGTGCAGGAGATACCCAACAACCGTATGGGAGAACTACTGGATGTGATCAGTGAGATGAATGGCAAGGTCATCATATGGGCTAGCTGGGTGTTCGATATTGGTAAGATCAAAGAAGAATTGACTAAGGTCTACGGGCCGCGATCCGTCTGCACGTTCTATGGGGACACGCCAACGCAAGACCGGGATCAAATGGTTGCAGACTTTCAAGATCCCGATAACGAGCTACGCTTCTTTGTCGCTAACCCACGGACTGGGGGCTACGGGCTGACACTGACCGCCGCAACCAACATGGTGTATTACAGCAACCAGTACGACTTAGAGATACGCCTTCAATCAGAGGACAGGGCGCACCGTATTGGTCAGACCAAGCATGTATTGTACGTGGATCTGGTCAGCCCAGACACGGTAGACGAGAAGATTATTGCTGCGTTACGCAACAAGATTGATCTGGCCCAGCAAGTGCTAGGCGAAGAGGCCAAGGCTTGGCTTATTTAGTACCTGCCGAAAGGCGAGCCGGAAAAACTAGACGTTTGTCTGGTTCGATAGGGTTGTGGTCTTGGCGCTTGGTATCTCGGCGGCGCGGGATATTGCATCGGAGGTCGTCCAAAGTTGCGTTGAGGTGGCTGGGGATATTGCGGGTAGTAACTTGACGGCGCTTGGGAAAATGCCCCGGAGTTGTAAGATTGTTGCCCCATCCCACCCTGCATCATTTGCTGAAACATCTGCATCATTAATCGCATCATTCCGCTCATGTCTTGCTGAGTAAACTGTGGTTGTTGTTGAGCCATTGGCTGCTGTAAAGATTCAACGGACGGTCGTTGAATAGGCTGAAATTGTTCTACGGGAGCCGGTTGAGGCTGTCGCCTTTGCGTTTCAAGTTGAGCTTGACCAACAGAACCGCCGGGTCGCCGAATCGCTCCAATCGGTGGTTGTAACGGCGGCTGAGTCGTCTGAATGAGTTGACCGCCTAAAGCAGCTTGACGATCAGTTGGTTTTTCACCGCCGAATTGATAAGGATCAGCGGTGTACTGTTTCGCTATCTCAAGAGCTTCTGGGTTTTGGGCATACATTTCGTCGAGGGCATTGTAATACCCCCTGTCCGAGCTACCGCCTTGGCGCATTCGGCCTGTAACGGGGTCTTTCCCTAAAAAAGCCACGTCTTGCGTTGAAATTCTTGGCTTTTCAGGCATCTGAAAGCCACGTTCTGCAAGCACCTCTTCCAACGATGGCGGTCTAGGCCCAGAGCTACCTTGAAGCTGACCGCCGTTTATTTGACCAAATTGTGGTACTGAACCCGGACGTCTGGCGGCCATTAGAGAGCCAATACCTTGTTGCATCAACACAAGATCAACCCGGCGACTGCGGTAACGAAGCTATACCCTGCTGTTGTATCAGCCCAGAGATAGGGTCGTTAGGGAAAAGGGCCGCGAACTGCTGACGCTGTTGCGGGTTTGCTCCGCCTTGAGGTGGGGGCGGGGGCATTTGCGCTGGTAAGGGTGCCATGGCTTGCGGTTGCTGCATAGGGACTGCTGAAGGGGCAGGCGGTGGAGGCAACTCCGATATAGGTTCGTCTGCTTCTTCTCTTACAATTCGGAAAGCTGCCCCGGTAGCATAGGCAGGCGATCCCAACAAAAATTTACTGATATACCTGTACACCGCGTTGAGGTTGCGAAGGTCGTCATCAGTCGCACCTTTGCGCAAGAAATCAGCTAGCACGGACGCCTGACCGGGCCGCGTCACGTCAATCAAAATGTCTCGAATCGCGGCATTCGGCACGTTCAAGAACTGGTTTTTAACAAACTGAGCGCCAGCACCGGTTGTTTGTATAGTCGGCGTAAAGCCCAGCTTACGAGCAACGAAGGCAATACCTTGCGCACCACCAAACCGTGCTACCAAATCTTTGAGAGCATCGTTTTCTGGCGTAGCAAACATATCGTCAATACCACGTTCCAATTGAACCTGTAAGTCTCTGCCTCGCTCCGTAAAATCACGTAGCTTCGTAAAAGTCTCGTTATCGACCAGATTGTTCTGATTGAAAATACGCATGACAGAAGCGCCTTTACGAGGAAAACCTTTGCGAAACGGCTTGTAGTCAGCCGTATCAAACAAAACCGTATAAAGTTTTTTAAAATCAATATTGCCGTTAGTAGAAGATTCAGTGATTGCTTCGTCGAGCAAGGTCGCAAACAAGCCTTCTTTCAGTTCACCCGCTGTCATGTCCCCGCGAGGCGATCTTGCGACCTGTCGTAACTCTGTACCTAGTCGTCGTAAACGGGCCGGAGCGTTTTTGCCCCGCAAAATTTGTCTCAGAGCATCTTGAGCGTTTTCGCCACCAATGAATGACGCCAAAACGTTTTGTTGATTGTTAGTTTTTGCTCGTTGCGATTGAGTAGACAGCGCGCTCTCAATCATCACCTGCGCTCGTTCTACGTTCGCAAAGTCGCTACTTATACCGAATTCGTCGTCGAGGACCTGAAAAGCAACGTCCTTATCTTCCAACAAAGCTTCAAGATCTTTTTGGTCAATCGTCGGCTGACCATCTTTTACTCGCTGCGCTTCTAAACCTGCAAACTGCTTTCGTAAGTAAAAATCCAAAGCAGAGTTCAAGGTCCCTTTGAAATTGGTTCCTGCTACTTCGTCCACTAAACCAAACGACTCTTCTAAGGAACGCAAGTTACGTCTTTGCCGTATCTCACTGGGTTTGAAAACAGTGTCGAGCGCCTCCTCCGGCAAGATACGATCCCGCAAACCTCGTTGTTTTTTGGTTAAATCGCCTGCAAATGAGCGTAAGAAGGTGTTGTTCAAGCTGTTTGAAAAATCATAGGCGTTGCGCAGAGCAACGGAGTTGGGAGTCATAAAGTCTTGGTTGCCTTTGACTCCAAACGCTTCCAAAGCTGCTTGGTCTAGCGGTCCAAATATTGCTCTATTAAACGGCTCCGAGGCTGTTTCTAAAGCTCGGACTTGTCGTTGCAAATAGCGCCTAAACGCGACAACGTTGCTTAATGTGTCGGTGTCGGAAATCTCTGTATCAAGCGCCTCACCAAAACGGTATCCAAAATCTCGCAAATAATCTCGCAGTGTATCCGGTATTTTATCGGCTGACCCCAAAACGGCTACGCCTCCATCTTCGGGTATTTTCTGTAAATTATCGAAAGCCCGCAAAATAGGCGTCGTGTCGATTAAAATGTTGCCATCTAATTTGTCGTACAAAGAGCTTTCAAAATTACGAGCCTCATTCAAAGCGTCCCCGGCGGCGGTTTTCAACATTTCAGCGCCGTCTTCAGCGCCGGTCTCTGGGCCGCGAGCCTTGATCAGCCGATCAGCCGCACCTGCTGCCTTATACAGGTAAGTATCCAGCAACCCTATCAACTGCGTATCGAAATTATCTTGTTGCAATTCAGCCGCAACGCGCAAAGCGTCGCGTGAGCCTGTTTGTGTAAGAACCTCTATAAGTTTCGCAATTTGACCAGCGCCAGCTACCGCCGCATCTTTTTGCACTTGCGGTATGTCTTTGCGCCCTTGAGAAAATATTTTTTCCGCCAACAAAACGACGGGATTGTTCGTAAGCTGTCCGGGCGTCAGGATGTCCGCCAAGTTTGCGCGCTCACCGACAGGCAACGTCGCATCTAAAGCGGCACCTTCCGCTATAGCGGCGTCTAGCTCTCGAACGAACAAATTAGGGTCTTGCCCTGCTTCTTCCAAAGCCTTGATAAGATGCTCTCGCGCCATCCTTTGACGTTTTTCTTGTACGGCTCCAGTAATTTTCGCGACGCCTTTTTTCGCTGCGCCCACGGGACCTTCTCGAAATACAGCCCCAGTAGCATCCGCTACAGCAGTTCTTGCGACCCGTGTCGGGTCTAAAGTAGCAGCCGTAAGCCCGCTTAAAGTAGCCATGGTATCGCTTCCGGGGGACATATCGATCACTATCCCTTCCACCAAAGCCGGTACAATAGCCGCACTTACTTCGCCAGCAGATGCCCCGAACGGCTTAGTCTGTCGCGCCTCTCGACCACTCGCAGCAAGAACTTTTTCTAAAACTTGCGCTCCTTTGACACTGATAGGAGTGCGTGACAATTCTTCAATTTCTTCTGGAGAAACATCTTTATCTTTTAACCGGTCATTACGTGCCGCACGATGCCGTTGCATCAGCAGCTTAGAACCGAAATCTGGGGTGTCAGGTATTTTTTGTAGTAATTTCCTACTGGGATAAATGTACGCGGCGGTCCCGCCAATAACCTCACCTGCCCGTTGTGCACCTAACTCTGATGGCAAAGCCTGTCTTTCGCCTAAAACTTCTTCAGCGACATCTTCGCCAAAACCAGACACGGCAACAAGGCCCGCGCCAAGCGTCGCAAGACCCGCCTTTACTAATAAACCGTAAGGACCAACCATGGGGACCAAATTTGCGCCGCGTAACAAAAAATTACCTGCTAAACCTGCGCCTTTATAAATACCGACGCCTGTCGCAGCGGCAGTGCCCTCTGCAATCGCGCCTTCTGCAACTCCCCTACCGAAAGTGCGGAGCAAAGACGGTCTGATATCGTCTGGGTCACGACCTATCAGAGTGGCAATTATTTCTTCTTCAGTAAATTTTTCTTTTGCAGCAGCGAGGTCAATATCTGCCCTATCACTGAGATATTGGGCTATGTTACGAACCGCTTGCTTTTCGCTTTCGCCTTGTTCCCGAAGCGCAACGTAAGCGTCTTCAAGCACGAAATCAGACAAACTCCCGACGACTGTCGGCGCATTTGTAATATCAAGATCAGGCAAGTTTGGATTTTGAGGATCGGCCATCAAATTGACTACCTTTTTCTACGGTAAGCGTCGAGGTTTCTAGGTTGATCAGTGTCGACTGGCACACCTGTGAGCCTTTCAAGTTGTGCAATTACGATGTCGAGTTCTCCACCAATGACTCCAATCTTCAGTCTATTATTGTCAATCACTTCTCTTTCATCTGCGCTGAGGCCCGGTTTTTGCAACTCAACAGCTAATATATCCGCGACTCGGTCGTTGTAAGCCCTTGAGGCCTTGTAACTAGCAAGCAACTGAGAAGGAGTGTCATATTCACGATTTTTGATATTAGTAAGAGTGCTTTCCAAAACGTTTTGCAGACGTAAGTTTTCCCGCCCCTTGATTGCATCTAAAAGCAAAATCAAGTTTTCAGAGGCAAGAGTCGAAAGGGTTTCATAAGCCTGAAAATTTGCCGGATCAGCAGTCTGCGGGTCCAGCGTGCCTAATGAAATCGTGTTGATAATTTTATCGAAATTACCGCCAATATTTCTCACAAGGGCGTTGTAGCCGCCCACCGCATCGCTGACGTCCAAGTCAGCGATCTGACTTCTTACTTTTGCAAGGTCCTCTTCCAGCGTCGGTTTATCAACAATCAACCCGGCAGCGCGAAGCCTCGTGCCTGCTTCAGACTCCGGATCTTCCGCGAGACTGTACATGCCACCGAGGAAACTGGGATCTCGTTCAGCGGTCTCCGCCGCAACGCGACGAATTTCATCTAAATATTCAGTGCGCAAACCTACTTGATGCCCCTGCGCTAAACGCAAAGCTACCGTTTCCACCACTCCAGAGCTAATTGGAGTCTTGAAAACAACGTTGCCTTTTTCCCTTTCAAATGGAAAAGCATTTTGAATCTGGTCTTCGTACGTGCTTTGCTGTGTCGATGTCATCTTGCCGTCGGCATAAGCGGCAGCAAGTTCTGGTAGACCTGTGACGATCCTAGACTGATCGGGATTTTTACCCAGAGGAACAGTCGATGCTGAAGTAAGCGACTGCCCGTCCGGTGTCTCAACTGTGGGCAAACCCATAGCAGCCGCTTGTTGGACGCTTATAGGGTCAAAAGTCACATTGCCTTCTTCATCAACAGAGGGCAAGCCGTACACATTTATTGCGTTGCCAAAAAGCCCCTCTTTCTGCCCGATAATTTTGGGAGGACCCGAAACGACCTCTTGCAGTTTTTCTTGTCTTCTGAGTGCCGACTTATATAACTCAGCGTCTAAATCTCTTTTCGCTTTCTGCTCTGCTGTCTGTGTCGCAAAGGCAGATTGCAACGCCAGCGTGCGTGCTGCGGTGTCTTCTTTGCGTTTTTCTCGGTCTAAAGTGCTGATATCACCTATCAGAGTTTCACCTGCACTAGCCAAATTGGACAGTAACCCTGATCCCGCTATGTTGCGACCTTTCGCATCCCGACCAGAGGCGAGTTGAAACCCTGCTCTGGCTAAAGCTAATCCTCTATCTTTATCACGATCTTCTTGTGAGTCTCGTAACAAATTTTCGTATAGCGGCAAGTATTGATCGTAGTAGGTCTGAAACCCCGGATCGGTAGTCGCCTCACCGCCCGGTGCGAACTTTTTTACAGCACCGCCTACCGCGAACTGCTGCGGTGGTGCCATGGACTGCGCCATAGGAGGAGCCATTTCTGGCGCAGGTTGACCTTGAGCCATAAGCGCGCCAACCCCCTGTCCCATTTCTTCGTCCATCTCGGTGTCGCCAATTACTTGTTGAATTAGCCCACCGACGCCGCTGTCGAGCGCACCTTCTTCCGTCATCATAATGGTAGGCTGAACCATCGTCAGTACTGACTCTGGTGTCCGCATCGCATCTTGCTCACCCACAAACGTAGCAAGCTCTGCGACGCGATCTTGCAAAGGACGGTCATTGCCACGGATGGAGTT